GGGCCACCGGTGTCTTACAAGATGCCACACCCTTACGAAAGGATACGTGAAGTGACTCTGCAAATGCGCCGTCGCAAGTTTCGTCCCTTAGCCCTTACGGGCCGAGACGTCTTGCTTTATAACGGCGCAGTGTACAGCGATCAACACACAAACATGGAGATCGCTGAACACCAGATCACTTGGAGTGAAGGACACCCCGGGTGGAAGAAAGCCCGAGGTACACAGAACGTAGGAGGACCCTTTGAGACGGTCAGAACTCGCTATCGAGCGAATTTTGATCTGAACAAAGATTACTCCTTTTGGTCTGGCGGTTCCCTCGTTTATGCTTATGAGGGAAAGTTTCTGCCAGACCCGGTACCTCCCCGTGCGCTTTTTGCTAATGCGTCGGAAGATGAGGTGCTTGCGTTCGTGCCTTCATTGGGAGATCTGACACTAGGTGCGAGGGGTGCGACCGCTATCAGCGACAGCGCTCCTACAAACCCAGTGTCAGATACCTCCGTGAACGTAGCTGAACTTCTCAGGGAAGGTTTACCTTCCCTGGTTGGTTCAACACTAGTTCGCGGTGGTCCTCGTAACATTGGACAGAGTATCGGTGGAGAGTATCTTAATCTCCAATTCGGTATCCTGCCTCTGTGGTCTGCGATTCAAGACACTGCGAAAGCAGTGATCCAATCCGACCAGGTCGTCAAGCAACTTCTCCGGGATTCCGGGAAGAATGTCCGACGGCATTACAAGTTCCCAACAACTGTGGACATGACAGAGACTGTTCATCAGCCTCAAGCTATGCCATGGCCTACGTTGACTCTGAATCACTGGACCAACAACGGCATAGCACCCTTCACCCACGTCAGGACCGAGAGGTCCGTGTGGTTTGATGGGTGCTTTACCTACTACCTTCCACCAGAATCAATGGAAGGATTAGAAGGCGCCGTAAACAAGGCCAGATTGATCTACGGGGTAAAGTTCTCCCCTGATGTCATCTGGAATCTCCTTGGTTGGTCCTGGCTCGTCGATTGGGCTGTTAACGTTGGGCCCGTGATGAATAATCTCGGGCTCTTCAGCCACGACGGCCTCACACTGCGGTATGGATACACGATGGAAAACACCAAAGTGTCCCGTACCACCAGCTTCCCGGGTCTTCGGACCGCGGGAGGCGGTTCCTTGCCGCCCAACCCCACCTTTTCTTTACATGGTGAGCGTAAGCGACGACTGGAGCAGTCTCCTTTCGTACTTGGTCTGACTGACTCGCAGTTTACTGCTCGTCGAGCCGCTATTCTAACGGCTCTTGGTCTGACCAGGATGCGCTGATCTTCAGCGCGAACCGCTCCGTGAGGAGCGGCTGTTCCAATGGCAACACCATCCATCCACACGAGGCAACAGGTTTATCGTAGCCTGGGCCTTACTCGCATGAAGGACATCTTGTGTTTTCTGATCCCCAGTCTGTGACGATTTCCGGTTCGGCCAAGTCGCTGCCGCGCACTTCTAGCACCGAGAACGGTGCGAAGTTCGCGACCAGTGACCGAACCCATCGGATGTCCGTCGCCCATAACTATGGGCGACGACAGCGCCACACTATTCGTCTTGAGGTGGACACGATCACGGCTAACCCGCTTCTTGCGGGTCAGAACGTGGTCAACTCCATGTCGGCGTATCTCGTTGTCGACCTTCCGGTCGGCTACGACACGACGACTGCCAAGGCCGTTGTTGACGGCTTCCTGGCGAACCTCTCGGCGACTAGTGGCGTTAACGTCACTAAGCTCATTGGCGGCGAGAGCTGAACGCTCTCACGCCTCCGAGCGGGGCCCCGATATCCTATCGGGGCCCCCAAGGATCAGATACCAAGCCGGATGCGGTACCCCCTGAAGGAGGACGCATGAAAAGCCTGGTAGTCCTGTGGAACAAACTCGCTGAAGAAACTGGCGAGTGGCTTTGCATCGACACCATCCGCGACCAAAAATCAGTCGCGGCTAGGTCAAACTCGGAGGGTACGTCATTTCTGACAATTACTCTCCCAGCCTTTGGCAAGGACTTTGATCGGTCCCTGTCGAATGGCTGTGTAGGTCCTACTGCTTTCGCCGGTTTCCGGCGGAGCGGTGGTCTCCCCCTGTTTCTAGGAGGTTTCCTTGACCTTGTGTTTGACCGCAAGTCGGGTATCCTACTTGACGATGCTTCACTCGACGCAATCTTTGCGATTCGCCAGTTAACTGGCTTCTTCGCAAAGATTCTGATCCCTTGCTCTTTAGAGAGGGAGAAGAATGCAATCGAGCAGTTTGTCAAGACGGAGCAAACTCTGGAGACGAAGAGACACGAATGGACTCAGGTTGATTACCTGGCGTTTTCTCGCATCTCTAATCTTCTGTTTGGTAGGATTCTTGCTAGCGCTGACCATCTGGTCGCCGCCGGCAGTTTGATCCCCAAACACGGACCGGGTGCCACTGCTGACAAGCTTCTTGGAAACGAGAAGTTTGATATGAAGCAGTGGACCTGGAGATTGGAGCAGGCTTTTCCTTCATCGGATTACCTGATCCCTTCCTACCGGTATCACACCGGGCTGGATGACGTAGAGTTTCTCCACCCTGGGGACGAAAGGCCAGTTAAACTGACCTCAGTTCCCAAGACGCTCAAGACTCCACGGCTCATCGCGATTGAACCTACCTGTATGCAGTACGCACAACAGGCAGTCGCTGTGACGCTCGCGGAACTCGTTCAGTACGATGACATCGTACAGCGGTTCATCACTTTTCGTGTTCAGGAACATAATCAGTTCCTTGCACGGATAGGCTCCCTCGACGGGAGCCTCGCAACGCTCGACTTGAGCGAGGCGAGTGACCGAGTCTCGAATCAGCTTGTCCAGACTATGTTGCATGGTTACACTAACCTCTCAGAGGCAGTGCAAGCCTGCCGTAGTACTCGGGCTGATGTACCTGGGCATGGGGTAATTCCCTTGTCCAAGTTCGCGTCCATGGGTTCGGCGCTAACCTTTCCCATTGAGAGTATGATATTCCTTACTCTCTGTTTTCTTGGGATCGAGAAGCGTCTAGGCCGACGACTTACCCTTCCAGATGTCGTGAGACATACCGGAAAGGTGAGAGCGTATGGGGATGACTTAATTGTCCCCACCGCAGATGCAGTTGCTGTCTCAGAGACCCTGGAGCATTATGGCTTCAAGGTCAATGAGTACAAGTCATACTCGAAGGGTAACTTTCGAGAGTCTTGTGGTAAGGACTACTTCCGAGGCACTGATGTTTCCATCATTAAGTGCCGAAGGATGTGGCCCGAACCCAGCACTGGGCGCAGACAGATCAGTGTGAATGATATGACTAGTGAGGAAACTTACGAAGTCATATCTCTCGTCGAACTCCGCAATAATCTCTATATGAGAGGTTTGCGAATGACGGCAGACTACCTTGATACGGTGATCAGAGGGATTCTTCCCTTCTGGCCAGACGGCAAGGTTGATTCACCTGGGCTTGTCAGAGTTGTTGACGGACCCATTGTGTCTTATGACACGTGGGATTCGGAACTGCACGTAGGGAAAGTCAAAGCCTACGTGCCTCGGTACAAGTACCGCAAAACGGTACTTGATGGACCCGGAGCTCTGCTCAAGTACTTCTTGAAGCAAGGGTTGGAACCCTTTGCGGACAAGAATCACCTGGATCGCTCAGGACGCCCCGTAGTCGTCAAGCTGAAACTACGGAACGTCAAGCCTTATTAAGGCTTGATCTCTGACCCCCAATTCAACAGGGGTGATGAGTGGCCCGCGTTAATA